TCCCCTCGAAAGTATTACTTAGCAGATAAGAAAAGCTTGAGAGAAGTCGTATCTCAAATTGTCTCACATGCTCCTCGCCAAGAAGAGTATAAAACTCTAGAGAAGTACCACCGTAATATTACAAAGATAAACACAAGAGTCTTTGATGATGACACAAAGCCAAATAACCGTATCGGACATCCCTTTGCAGAAGTAATTGTAAACACGGCTACTTCTTACTTTACAGGCGAACCTATACAGGTCTTATTTGACAACAAGGACAGAGAGAAAGACCTCAAACGTATTCACTACTTTAATGATGTCGATGACGTTAACTCTGAGCTTGATAGACTGTCTAACTTGTATGGACATGCTTATGAGTTCCACTGGAGAGAGAAAGTACAAGGAAAACCCCTCCCACGATTTATCCCATTAAGTCCCCTCAATTGTATTGTCTTCCACTCTATGGAGATAGATGAAAAACCTATTGCGGCTGTTGTCTGGAGTGAGCGTGTAGATGAAACTACAAAGATAAAACATTTCAGTGTTACTCTTTACGATGAAGTAACTGCTACTAAGTTTTCATTTACTCTTAATGGAGCTAGTGAGGCAGATATCGGACCCGGAGTAGATGAAGCTCACGGAGTTGGATACCTTCCGGTTATCGAGTATTTAAACAATGAAGATAGGGCTTCCTCTTTCGAGAAAGTAATCCCTTTAATTGACTCTTACAATGTTGCCATATCAGATACAATCAACGATGTTGAATACTGGGCAGATAGCTACATGGTTCTTACTAATATGACAGGAACTGACTCTGAAGATATTTCTCGAATGAAAGCCAATCGAGTCATGCTTATTGATGGTGACGGCAAAGCGGAATTCCTCCAGAAGAGTACGAATGACAGACACTTAGAGAATATCAAAAATAGACTCACTCAAGATATTCACAAGTTCGCTCAAGTGCCAAACCTACATGATGAGCAATTTGCTACTAACTTATCTGGTGTAGCTATTCGGATGAAGATCAAAGACTTGGAAGACAAGACATCTGCCAAAGAAAGAAAGTTTGAAAAGTCCCTCCGTAAACGATATGAAATTATCTTCAACTTCCTCGATAAAGTTTCCCTCGATAAAACAGACGACTTTGTCACTTTCGTATTCACACGAAACATTCCTACAAACTTAGTTGAGATTGCTGAAATGGTTTCTAAAGCTCCAGAAGGTTTATTCTCATACAAGACTCTCCGTACAATGTTCCCAATGGTTCGCTACGTAGAAGCTGAAGAGGTTAAACAAATTGAGAAAGAAGCTGAAGAGAAAATGTCTGCTGAAGCAGGTGCCAATCCTTTCAAAGCTAATCCTTTACAGCCGCCTCAAGGTAAAGAAGTTGCACAACCTCCAAAGCCAACTGAAAAGACCCCACCACCTACAAAGTAAAATCACTACAAGGAGTTGACTATCAATGTTATCCAAGAAGCAACAATGGCTCATTGATGAGTCACTCAAAGTTCATACCTCGATAGATGACAACTTGGAAGAATGGCTCTTAAAAGCTAAAGCTTCATATGACAACATCAATGATATTCTTATCTCCGAGTTTAAATCATTAGAGAAAGAATTCTCAAAAGGTAAAATCTCAATAGAGCAATTGAGAGCAAGATTCTCCTCCCTAGCATTCCAAGCTCAACAGAGAACACAAGAGATAGGAATCGAACTTACAAATGCTTTACCTGAGAAGATGGCACAATACGCCAACTACTCATATGAGGAAATGAATAAGATTCTAATCTTAGGGGGCTTCACTCAGCTTCCTACTTTCGCAATAGAATTCTTATCAGGTTTTCAATATAGTGCCTATGACTTTCAAAGCTCAGTCTTCAAGTCGTCTATACGACTAGGGAACAAGCTCAACAAAGTCTTAGAAGAGGGACTCTCCAAAGGTTGGGGAATCCCTCAATATACGAAAGCTTTACAGGCGGCGGTTGCTTTTACTAACTATGAAGCTAACCGAATAGCAAGGACTGAAGTATCAAGGGTATCTAATGAGGGCGCAAAACGTTCATTCAAGGACTACGGCGTTCAAAAAGTCGAATGGCTTGCTACACTTGAGAAGAGGACTTGTTCACGGTGTGCGGCATTGCACGGTAAGAAATACCGTCTTGGAGATGAGCCTTCACTTCCATTGCATCCACATTGTAGATGCACATTAGTTCCGCTTCTTGACGGAATGTAAAAACTTTCAAGGAAAACAAAAAAAACTACTTGGAAGGACTCTTAGAGGACTTCGAAAGGAGAAAACAAATGACAGAAGTACAAGTAACTTTAGAGCAGGTACAAGAATTAGTTCAAAACAATGAAGAGGTTCGCAAATCTTTACAGTCTACTCTTTTAACTCCAGAGGCATTCACTGCATTTATCGAAACAGAAGACGGTAAGAAAGTGATCCAACCTATCAAGGATTCATTTGCTTCACAAGCAATCAATGCTTGGAAAAATAACAACTTAGATAAGGTTCGCCAAGAGGCTATCTTATCAGCAAACCCCTCAGATACTCCAGAGCAAAAACGTATCAAGGAGTTAGAGTTACAGTTCCAAGCTCAACAAGAGAAAGCAATCTTTGCAGAGCAAAATGCTTATGCCTTCCAGTTAGCTAACCAAAAAGGAATCCCAACTGAATTAGCTTCACGCTTCGTAGGTAAGAACGCCGAGGAAACTCTGATGGGCATTAACAGTCTAGATACAATCTGGAAAGCAGCTTTACAGGTAGAAGCTGAGAAGCTTATGGGACAGTCTCCTCGTGGTGCAATGCCGGACTTTCAAGACAAGCAAGCTCCTGCGACACCTTCAAAGAGCTTTAAAGAGTTAAGCAATCAAGAAAGAAACTACTTGTATACACATGACCGTGCTACTTATGAGAGAATGAAAGCTCAAGGGTAAGCTAACAAGCCGCCTTTGGTGAGACTCCAAGGGCGGTAATAAATCTAAACAGAAAAGGATGATTAATACATGGCAATCAAAATTAAACCTTCAGCGACTGGTTTTTGGGATGTAAACGGGACAGGCATTACTGGCTCTACAGATACACAAGATGTGAAAGCAATTATCCCTCAAGTCGTAGCCGACTCTATTGAAGCTAAACTTATCGACTTAATTAAATTTACACCATTAGCAGATGTCAATACTCAACTAGTGGCATCAGCAGGTATGTCTGTATCTTACCCTACATGGGAATACATTGGAGATGCTGCTTTCTACGATGAAGGTGCTGACGTGTTACGTGAAGAAATCAAAGCGGCTTCAAAATCTTTCGTAGTTAAAAAGATTGCTAAGGATATCCAAATCACTGACGAAGCTTTACTAGGAACTAACGGTGCAGTATCTAATGAGATTGACAGCCAACTAGCTAAATCTATCGCTCAAACAATTGACAAAGATGTGCTTGCACGTTTACGTGAATCTAAAGCATCAGCAGGTGGCGCAACTGACCCTGTTAAGATTCCTACTGACAC